AGAAGGTAATCCTGGTGGTAAACCAACTAACGTAAAAACATTTGCATAATGAGAAGACAAGATAAACAACCACCAAAAACTAAAAAGTATTTCAGATCTACAAAGTCTGGAGCAGGGATGACAAAAGCTGGGGTCGCCCGATATAGAAGAGAAAATCCCGGTTCAAAACTAAAAACAGCTGTCACTGGTAAAGTGAAAAAGGGTTCTAAGGCTGCAAACCGACGTAAGTCGTACTGTGCAAGAAGCGCAGGTCAAATGAAAAAATTTCCAAAAGCTGCAGCTGATCCTAATTCAAGACTAAGACAAGCTCGTAGAAGATGGAAGTGTTAAGTGCAATTAGAAAACGTAATCAATAAAACTTTAAGATTTTTAAGAAATAGAATAGAAGCACTTTCAATATCAGTCACTTCAGGTGGGGTTGACAGTATGGAAGATTATAAGTATATTATAGGACAAATAAATGCCTATGAGGCAACACTACAGGAAATCTCTAACCTGCTAGAAGATAAGGAGCAAAATGGAAAAGGAACAGTCATCGATATTAACACCAAACAATGATCTAATTGGTGTAAAAAAATCAGAGAAAAAAGAAGAACCTAAACTACCTAAACCGACTGGTTGGAGAATGTTAGTTTTACCTTTTAAGATGAAAGAAAAAACTAAAGGTGGATTAGTATTAGCTGAAACTACTTTAGAACGACAACAAGTTGCATCACAAGTAGGATTAGTTATGGCCATGGGTTCACAATGTTATAAGGATAAAGAGAGATATCCTGAAGGTCCATGGTGCAAGGTCAAAGATTGGGTTATGTTTGCAAGATATGCAGGTAGCCGAATTAAAATAGATGGTGGGGAAATGCGTCTGCTAAACGACGATGAAGTGTTAGCAACAATTGATAGTCCAGAGGACATCTTGCATGAGTTTTAAACATAGGAAGGAGTAAACTATGCCAGAAGATAAAAAAACAGTACCTATCGATACATCAGGACCTGATGCTACAATAGATATTGAAGAAAAAAAAGATGAAGCTGTAATTGAACAGCTAGAAGAAAACACGGAACAAGAACAAACAACAGATAAATCATTTGAAAATGAAAGAGAAACAAAGTTAGATGAAAAAAAATCAGATGGAGAATTAGAGGATTACAGTAAAGGTGTACAAGCTCGTATTGCGAAACTAACTCGTAAAATGAGAGAAGCAGAAAGAAGAGAACAGGCTGCTGTTCAATATGCTAAAGCTGTAGAAGAAAAAAGATTAAAATTAGAATCTAAATTTAAAAAAACAGATTCTGATTATATCAAAAAATTTGAGTCAACTATATCTTCAGGTTTAGAAGCTGCACAAAAAGAATTAGCAGCAGCGATTGAATCTGGTGATGCAAATGCTCAAGTTGAAGCTAACAAAAGAATTGCAACTCTTGCATTTGAGAATGCAAAACTTGACCAAGCTAAACAAGGTAGAGAAGAAAACATACAGGATGAAAAACCTATATCTCTTTCTCAAGGTGGAGATGTAAACACTCCTCAAGCTGACGATCCAATAAACATGGATCCTAGAGCTGAATCATGGGCTGCTAAAAACTCATGGTTTGGTACAGATAGAGCGATGACTTACACTGCTTTTGAGATACATAAGGACCTTACTGAAAAAGAAGGGTATGATCCTAGTTCTGATGAGTATTATGCAGAAGTTGATAAACGTATTAGAGTTGACTTTCCGCATAAATTTGGTAATACTGAAACTAAGCAATCGACCGCCCCTGTTCAGACAGTGGCTTCAGCTAATAGAAGCGTAAAGCCTGGTCGCAAAACTGTGAGACTCACATCTTCACAGGTAGCAATAGCTAAAAAATTAGGTGTGCCACTCGAAGAATACGCAAAACAATTAAAAAACACGGAAGGAGCGTAAAATGGAAAACGAAAATAAAAACACTTCTCGTGCGAGCCAAACACGGTCAAAGTCTGAACGACCTAAAGTGTGGGTTCCACCATCTTCTCTAGATGCACCCCCTGCACCTGATGGATTCAGGTATAGATGGATAAGAGCAGAGAGCATGGGCTTTCAAGACACTAAAAATGTAACTGGACGAATTAGAGAAGGTTACGAATTAGTTAGAGCTGAAGAAGTCGAAAATGCATCTGATTATCCTGTCCTCGATGAGGGCAAGTTCAAGGGAGTGATTGGGGTAGGTGGCCTTCTACTTGCGAAGGTACCTGAAGAGATCGCGCGACAACGTCAAGAGTATATGTCTAATAGACATAAACAAAGAGATGAAGCTGTAAGTAACGACCTTATGAAGGAGCAAGATAGTAGAATGCCAATCAATGTTGAAAGGCAATCTCGTGTAACCTTCGGTGGTACGAAAAAATAATTTTTCTAATCACTGAATTAATAAAACCGTACTGGAGGCCCTTCGGGGCAGGTACATAAGGAGAAACAACTATGGCAAATAGAAACACACAAGGTTTTGGTTTGGTTCCTGCAGGAACGCTTGGTTCAACACCAGCGACTTCTGGTCAGGGCAAATACAAAATCGATGCGGGTTATGCTACCACTGTATATCACGGTGAAGCAGTTGCTTCTAGTGCAGGTTACATAATTGGAGGTCAGACAACTGATGCTCCAGTTTTAGGAGTACTTAACGGAATATTTTACAACGCGGCTACAACTTTAAAGCCAACGTTTGCAAATCATTACGTGCAAGTAACACCTGCGAACTCGGAAGATATCGATGCATTTGTATTCGATAACCCACAACAACAATATGTAGTAGCAACAGATGCTGCTTGCGCTCAATCTGGATATCTAGAAACGTATGACATGAATACAACAGCTGGTAGTACAACTACTGGTAAGTCTTCAGCTACACTAGATATTGGAGACACAAGTGCTGATGCAGCTTCATGGAGATTATTAAGATCTGCTGAAGATCCTGAAAACGATGAAAATGCGGCTTTCAGATCTGTAGTAGTAGTTGCTAATCTAATTGAGCTACAATCGTAAAGCTAGAATAGGAGAACAAAAATGGCAATATCACGATCACAACTAGTTAAAGAACTAGAGCCAGGTTTGAACGCACTGTTCGGCTTGGAATATAAAAGGTATGAAAATCAGCATGCTGAGATTTATACTACAGAAAACAGTGACAGAGCTTTTGAAGAAGAAGTTATGTTATCTGGTTTCGCAAACGCACAAGTAAAAGGTGAAGGTTCAGGTGTATCATTTGATGAAGCACAAGAAACTTTCACAGCTCGTTACACTCACGAGACTGTAGCTTTAGCGTTCGCGATCACTGAAGAAGCGATCGAGGACAACTTGTATGATAGACTTGCGTCTAGATATACAAAAGCTTTAGCTAGATCTATGAGTAATGCTAAGCAAGTAAAAGCTGTTGAGCCACTAATTCAAGGTCTTCCTTCAACGGATAACTTTGATTCAGGTGACGGTGTATCTTTATTTAATACATCACACCCTACAGTGTCTGGCACTTTTAAAAACACGCTAAGCACTCAAGCTGACTTAAACGAAACTTCATTAGAACAATCATTGATCGACATCGCTTCAATGACTGATGAAAGAGGTTTAAGAATTGCTGCTAGAGGAGTAAAAATGATTATTCCTTCTGAGCTACAATTCACAGCTGAAAGATTGATGAAGTCTCAAGGTAGAACTGGAACGGCTGATAATGACATCAATGCAATCGCATCTATGGGTATGATTCCTCAAGGTTATAGAGTGAACAATTACCTAACAGACTCTGATGCATTTTACATTATCACTGACATTCCAAATGGAATGAAAATGTTCAACAGAGCTCCATTGACAACTGCAATGGAAGGTGACTTCGATACTGGAAACGTAAGATACAAAGCTAGAGAAAGATACTCATTTGGTGTATCTGACCCTAGAGGTATCTTCGGCGTTGAAGGTGCGTAATCAATAAAATTTTTGTGGCGAGACACACTCTCGCCACAATTAACAAATACGGTGAGAATCATGAAGAATTTTACAGTAAAAATATGGGCATACGATCATTATGCGAAATTTAGTGTTTCAGCAGAAGACAATGCTATTTCTCTTGAAAATGCAATCCTTGACAAACTGGGAGAAAAGAGTATAAACTGGGAACATCTTGGAATATCTTATGATAACAAGGTTAATAGAATAACCTATGAGGAGGTTGTTGATGATACAAGACCTATACAAACGAAAAAGGTCCTTGGAGTTGAAGTGGGAACAGGAGCATCTGTCTAATGATAGGTACACTCTTGAAATGGTCAGAATTGATGACAAAGTTAGAGAAGTCATCACTGAGATCAAGCTTGAAGAAGCTAAAATTGCCCACAGGCAAAATAGCGTTGAAGGCGCTGCTCCGCAAGTTTCTGTAGCTACTTAATAAAAAGCTACATCGTTGGAAAATTCACTCCGCACTACAAGCTCTCTTGCACTCTACTAAAATCTAGTATATAAATTAATTACTATACAATTAATTAGAACATAGACCCGTATAGTGGACGGCCTAGAGACTATGTTCAGAAAACTAGGAGGATATAATTATGGCTTCAACAACGTTTAACGGACCGGTACGTTCGGAAAAAGGTTTCCAAGTTGCAACTAAAAACGCAACTACGGGAGCAGTAACAACTAGAATGAGTTCAGGTATGCCTGACTTAACTGGTTTATCTATTTCAGATGTAGCAACGGCATCTACGCTAACTTTAGCGGCTGATACTATTTCTGTAGTAAACTACACAGGTGCAGCAGCATGTGCAGCAACTTTACCTGCAGCAACACAAGGAACTGTTGTTGTTTACTGTCAGTCTAAAGACACTACTGGCGGAACTGCAACTCTATCTTTTGATTGTGCTGGTTCAGATGCATATGCAACTGGTTCAGTAATTGAATCAAGAGGTTCATCAGAAGTAACTTTTGATACTTCAGCATCTGGTGAAACTTTATTAACTTTCACACCTGCTAACGCAGCAACAAACCTTTTAACAACAGCTGGACAAATAGCTTTCATTTGTTATGAAAAAGGTACATGGCACATTGCAACATCATTAGCTAGAGAAACTACTCAAACTACTGGTGCATTTGTATTTGCGTCTTAATAAATAAATTAACTCGGAGCGTCTGGTAATGCAGGCGCTCTTTAAAAGGAGGAAAAAACATGGCGGACACAGTATTAAATACAACAGTATTTGATGGATCAAAAAAACTTATCACTCACTACAATGTAGTTTCTGATAACTCAGGAAGCACAACTAAAATAGTTGACGTTTCTGCATTAGCAAAAAGCCCAGCAGGTAAAAGTTGCCTAACTGTAAGATTAAATAAAGTTAGTTGTAACGTTTCAGTAACTGCACCTGCAGATGCTTTACGTATGCAATGGGATGCTGATACAGATGTAGTATTTCAAACACTAAATGGTGAAATGTCATACGACTATTCTGATTTTGGCGGTCTAAAAAATACTGAGGCAACAAATTTCACTGGAGATGTAAATATAGTTTTACCAGCTTGCGCAGCAGGAGATACAGGAACAGTTGTTTGCGAGTGGATAAAAGAATACGAGTAGGAGTTTAAATGGCTAATACTACTTCGGGAACTACAACGTTCGACAAAACTTTTTCTATTGATGAAATTATAGAAGAAGCATACGAGCGTATCGGATTAAATTCTGTAGCTGGTTATCAAATGAAATCAGCTAGAAGATCTCTTAATATTTTATTTCAAGAATGGGGTAATAGAGGTATTCATTATTGGGAAATAGCAGAAGCTAATCTTGATTTAATTGAAGGACAAGCTGAATATAAATTTTATAGAGCAAGTGGTGATGGCACAAGTGCTACATCAACACCCTCTGGAATTTATGGAATGTCCGATGTTCTTGAAGCACAGTTAAGATCTAATAGAACTCAAACTACACAATCAGATTCACCAATGACAAAAGTTGATAGATCAACTTATGCAGGTTTTTCAAATAAACTTTCTAAAGGTACACCTAATCAATATTGGGTTCAAAGATTTATTGATTATGTAAGTATTAGTATTTACCCAACACCAGATTCTACAAATGCATCTAAAGATATGCATTTTTATTATATAAAAAGAATTCAAGACATTGGAGATTATACAAATGCAACAGACATACCTTTTAGATTTGTTCCTTGTATGACTTCAGGATTAGCTTTTTATTTAGCACAAAAATATCAACCACAGTTAGTTCAGCAAATGAAATTATATTATGAAGATGAATTAGCTAGAGCTTTAGCAGAAGATGGATCAGCTTCAAGTACATACATTACACCTAAAGCTTATTACCCAGGATCATAATGGAATACGGAAGTTTTAAAGATTTTATTGAAAACACAAATGATGATGAGTTAATGGATCTATACGTAGATTTTTTAAAAACAAAAGATTTTTCTAAACTAGAAAAAAGATTAAAAGAAAAAGGATATCAACCTGGAGAATATGCTATGGGTGGAAGTGTTGGAAAACCTCTAGGAGCTGGGGGTAATTAATGTCTAAATACGCAACAGGTAAATACGCACGAGCAATATCAGATAGATCAGGTATGGAATTTCCGTACAGAGAAATGGTTAGAGAATGGAATGGTGCGTTTGTTCATGTTTCAGAATACGAACCTAAACAACCACAGTTAGAACCAAAACCAATTAGTGGAGATGGAGTTGCATTAAATAATGTAAGACCTGATAGAACAGAACCAGCAACAACTGTAAGAATACCTGAAAATGGTTTTGAAACATACGCTGCAAGTTCTGGAATTATAAATGTATTTTCACCTGGACATGGATTGACAGATAATACTACTTATAGATTTAGAGGACCACCAACTACTTCTGCAGGAAGCGCATTTACATATTCTAATCCAGCAAGTTTTGATGGCATAGCAGGATCTAATATTGCTAAATCTGCAGGTTATACAATAAGAACTGGAAAATATAAAAGTGGTGCAAGAGATGCATCGAATGATTATTTAACAAATAATTTTTTCTTTTTTACAGTTGACACAAATACTGCTACAAGTGGTAATATAAAAGGAGGAGGTTACGGTTGTTCAATAGGACCTGTAACTATAGAAGCATGATTAAAAATTTTTTAAATTGGATTAAAAATATATTTAACCCAGAAAAAAGAGAACCGCATCTTGTAATGTATGATGAAGTTGAACGTGAAGAAACAGCAAAACAAAAAAAGATACGTTTAAAACATAAAGGAGATATTAAGTAATGGCGGGAATAAGTTACAGCGGACTAGTTACACAAATTAGAAACTATACAGAAACAGATTCTAATGTTTTGACAACAGATATTTTAGAAAACATTATTCTTAATTCTCAATATAGGATAATGAGAGATGTTCCAATTGATGCAGACAGAGTTCAACAAACCGGTAATTTGGTTGTAGGACAAGAATCAATTAATTCTCCTGGAGGAGCATTATTTATTAGAGGAATTCAAGTTTACGACTCAACTTCTGCTACTACAGGTCCTAATATTTGGTTAGAAAAAAAAGACGTAACTTACCTACAAGAGTATGTTTCTTCAACAGCTTCAGCAAAAAGAGGACAGCCTAAATATTATGCTATGTTTGGTGGAGCAACAGGAGATGGTGACACTAACTCTGGACGTATATTTGTAGCTCCGGTTCCTGATGCAACATACAAATTTAGAGTGCATTTTAATAAAATGCCAGCTACTTTAGCTTCAGATAATACGAGTAATTATATTAGTCTTAATTTTCCAAATGGGCTTTTATATTGTTGTCTATCAGAAACATATGGTTTTTTAAAAGGTCCAATAGATATGTTGACTTTATATGAGAATAAATATAAACAAGAGGTACAGAAGTTTGCTAACGAGCAAGTTGGTAGAAGACGAAGAGATGACTACACTGATGGCGCTGTTCGTATACCAGTAAACTCAGCAAACCCGTAGGAGTAAATTATGGCAATAACATCAGCAATTTGTACAAGTTTTAAACAAGAAATTTTAGTTGGAACACACAACTTTACAGCAACAAGTGGTAACACTTTTAAAATAGCTTTATTTACAAGTGATGCATCTTTAGGTGCTTCGACTACAGCTTATTCAACATCAAACGAAATTACAAACTCTTCAGGAACTGCATACACTGCAGGTGGAGCAACATTAACAAGTGTTACACCAACTACTTCTGGAACAACTGCAATCTGTGATTTTGCAGACGTTAGTTATACTTCAGCATCTTTTACAGCAAATGGTGCGTTGATATATAATGATTCACAATCTGACAAAGCTGTTGCTGTCATTGCTTTTGGTGGTGATAAAACAGTTTCTTCTGGAACTTTCACAATTCAATTTCCAACAGCAGACGCAAGTAACGCAATAATCTT